TCAGTATGATGCCTAAAACAACAGGCGCTGTCCTATATTCGGAATTAGGTTGGTCGGGTGTAACAAACCAAGTCGATTGGTCAGGTAATAAAAACAATGGCACGATAACAGGCGCAACAGTAGATGATCATGTGCCTCTAGTTTATGAAGACGAAGCACCCGTTAGCCCCTATATAGTAGCGAGTACGAGCCTAACAGTACAAAGCATCTCTCAACCACAAGTATTAGATAATATTAATTTAACACAAGCAAACAATCTCACAGCAAATAATATAACTCAATCCCAATTGTTGGATGCAGTCGTTTTGGGTGTCGGTGGCACGTTGTCGGTTGCAGACGTTGCACAACCACAAGCGCTTGATCAGGTAGCATTGATTCAGCAAAATATTTTATCTCTTACAAATATATCGCAAGCACAACCTCTAGATAGTATTAGTTTAACGCAAGCTAGTAATTTAACTGTAAATGATATTTTCCAATCCCAAACACTGGATGCTGTTACATTAGAACTTGGCTTAACGCTATCAGTTGCAGCAATATCTCAAATACAATCGTTAGAACAAGTAAACTTGACTCAACAAAGTATTCTTACGATCCTTAACCTTGCACAAACCCAAAACCTTGAGTCTTTAGATCTAACTCAGTCGAATATATTAATAATTGATGATTTAGGACAAGGGCATATTTTAGATTCATGTAATGTATTCACTTCGGTTGTTGGGTATGTGACGGGAATAATATCGATAAAGCCAGCAGTAACTGCTAGCATAAATATTATTGCAGCGGTAACAGGCACATTAACAATTGATAGGAATGAATAATGAAAATTGAAATTCTGGAATTATTTAAAGATGGCGGTCAAACTTTTCAAAAAGATGAAGTGCGAGTTGTCTCGAAACCTGACGGTGAAAGGTATTGTTCGCTAGGCTGGGCAAAAGATGTTTCTGGGAAAGTTAAAACCGGTGAAAGAAAGCCTGGCGTATCAGATCTTAAAATTGATAACGTAGCTCAAGATCAAAAATCGGAGGTTAAGTAAAATGGCTAAATTTATAAATGATGCAGTAATGGATGCTGCACTGGATGAAATTGCAACCGCCGATAAAATGACTGCTTGTACTCAGCAACCGTTAACTTATTACGAAGGTGTTGATGCGGCTGCATGGTTAGCAACACAAGCTTATGTTTTAGGTGATGCAGCAAGACCCGTTACACGAAATGGTTATTGTTATGAAGTAACTACCGCTGGTACGTCTGGTGCTTCTGAACCAACGTGGCCAACAACACCTGGCAATACTGTTGTTGATGGTACTGTGACTTGGACTTGTCGCAATAATTATGCGGTTACTGAAAATGCTGCACTAACCGGTGGTGACTTCACAAAAGCAAATGGTGATACGAACGGTAGAAAAGTAACAGTTGCATCAAAAGCGGGTATCAATATTCATACCAGCGGAACAGTAGATCATGTTGCCTTGGTTGATGACACTGATAAATCTGTTCAAGCTGTTACAACTTGCACAAGTCAAGCACTCACAGCCGGTGGTACAGTAACATTCCCTGCGTTTGATGATGAAATTGCTGATGCTGCGTAATGAGCAATCTAAAATTATATATTGGAAATAATGATAACTTAATTGAGTTTGCAGATGCATACGATTCGGCAAATGGCGTTTACTTAAATGCTGCAACTGTCACAGCTGTTATCACAGATAGCACTGACACAGAAGTAACAGGATCGCCAGTAGTATTATCGTATGTGTCCGGATCGAATGGCAAATACCAGGGAATACTTGATAAAGCCGCTGCATTAGTAGAATCAGCTGTATACACAGTGACTCTGACCTTTTCACAAGGTGGCATCGATGGCGAATGGACTAATAAGGTCGCTCCTCAAAAACGCGCTGCATAATAATCCTCATGACAAAAAAGAAAACATCTAAGAAGAAGGTTGTTAAAAAGAAGGCAACTAAGAAGAAAGCTGTCAGTAAGAAAAAACAATCTAAGAAGAAAACCAAGAAAAAACAATCATCTAAGAAGAAAGGTGGGGCCCCTAAAGGTAATCAGTTTTGGAAGGATGCTGAATATCCGGGTAGAAAACTAATTTTCAAAACGCCAAAAGAACTATGGGAGTCATGTATTAAATATTTTGAATGGGTTGAAAATAATCCACTAGAAGAACAAAAAATATTCTCGTATCAAGGTAAGACTATTACTGGCGAAGTATCAAAAATGCGACCTATGACTATTCGCGGTCTGTGCCTTCATATAAATATTCACCATTCAACATGGATTGATTATAGAGACAAGAAAGAGTTTTCCGACATCGTAAAACATATTGAGGATATTATTTATGACCAGAAATTCACAGGTGCCGCAACAGACCTATTAAACTCAAACATTATTGCACGTGATTTAGGGCTGAAGGATAAGAAAGAATTAACCGGAGAGAACGGGAGGCCTATTAGCGTTGGTTTTTATTTACCTGCAAATGGTCGAGAGCAAGAACCAGAAGAAAGCTAAATGACTGGAAAAATATTGCCGTTTAAGAAAACAAAAATGACTGAAGATGTTGTTTTTGTTCCTCAACCTGGGAAGCAAACTGATTTCCTTTCAACAAGTGCTGATATTGCTATCTATGGTGGTGCGGCTGGTGGTGGTAAAACTTATGGGATTTTATTAGAAGCAGCAAGGCACACCAATAATAAACAGTTCGGTGCGGTTATCTTTAGAAGGAACTCAACACAAATCACAAATGAAGGTGGGTTATGGGATACTTCTTTCGAGGTTTACCCATACTTAGGCGCAGAACCAAGATCAACACGAAACGATTACAAATTCCCATCAGGCGCTAAAATATCATTCAAGCATCTTGAATATGATTCTACTGTTTTAGACTGGCAAGGATCTCAAATACCTCTAATCTGTTTTGATGAATTAACCCACTTCAGCGAACGTCAATTTTTCTATATGTTATCCAGGAATAGATCTGAATGTGGCATTAAACCTTATATTCGCGCCACTTGTAATCCTGATGCTGATTCATGGGTGGCTAAATTTATACAATGGTGGTGGGATGAAAAAACGGGTTTTCCAATATCAAAAGATTATTGGGATAAAGTTTCACCAAAATGGAAAGGTGTTGAGCGATCAGGGTTAATCCGTTACATGATTCGAATTAAAAATGAGATTAAATGGTTTGATACTTACAGTGAAGCAAAAACCGAAGCCATGTTAGTTAGTGATGAAATAGAACCAAAAAGCGTTACTTTTATTTCCTCAAGGCTTGATGATAATCAGCTTCTTCTAAAAAAAGACCCAGGCTATCGTGCTAATTTGTATATGCAAGATGATGTTGAGCAACAAAGACTATTAGGCGGTAACTGGTTAATACGCGCATCCGGTGGCACGAAGTTTAAAAAAGAATTCTTTGAAATCGTTGATGATTATCCACGTAAATTCAAAAAGAGATGTAGATATTGGGATTTTGCAGCAACGAAAGCAAAGGCCGGTAAAGATCCAGATTGGACAGTTGGCACCGATATGGGTATTGATCATGATGATGGCGTTTGGATTATTAATCAGGTAAGGATTAGAGACACACCCGGCAAGGTTGAAGCGACTGTAAAAAACACAGCCTCGCAAGATGGGAAAAAAGTAACTATTGTTATTGAGGAAGAACCAGGGTCATCGGGGAAATTTACAACAAATCTTTTTGTTAGAAAGCTGAAAGGCTATATTGTAAAAGCTGATAGACCAACGGGTAGTAAAGAAGTTCGAGCAAACCCGTATGCATCATATGCAGAGAATGGAAATATTAAAATTGTACGTGGTGGTTGGAATAAAGTATTTTTAGATGAACATGAAGCCTTTCCAAATGCAGATGTACATGATGATACTGTAGATTCTAGCTCTGGTGGCTTTAAATATTTAACTGAGAAGCCAATAAGCGTAACTGAAGCGATAGCTAAACGAGGAAGAAGGTAATGAGCAAGTTGATTGTCAAAAAAAATAAACCATCATTATCAACTATATTGAAAAATGATCGCTGGGTAAATGAGCGCAATAAGTTTGGTGGCACTGACGATCCAATGACTCGGACTCGCTATCAATACCCTGACAGACTAAACCGCGCTGAGCTCGATGCTTTATTCCAGTATGATTGGCTAGCTGGTCGCGTTGTTACTATCCCGGCTGAAGATGCAACACGCGAATGGATAACTGTGTCACACGACACAAAACCAGAACTTGCAGAGCGTGTTCGTGATGAACTAGAACGGTTGAAAATGCGTGAAGCCTTTGAGGAAGGAATTATTCTTGGTCGTTTGTATGGTGGTGGCTTAATGATCATAGGCGCCTTCGATGGCTTAGAAGTACATCAGCCATTAGGGAAAATCCGTTCAATTGAATTTGCACACAACACTGATAGATATTTAACCTACCCACAAACATTTTATAACGATGAATTTGATATTCGTTTTGGCAGTCCTGAAACATATCTAGTGCAGCGGCTTCAAGTTCAAGGTTCCATCACCTCAACAGTACATGAATCAAGAACAATTCGTTTTGATGGTAACTATTTACCTCCTGTTGCACGTATGCGTAATTTCGGCTGGAATGAATCTGTGCTTGAAAAGTTCCACGAAGCACTAAGAAACTTTGGTGTAAGCAACCAGGCATCATCTGCAGTACTTCAAGATTTCGTTACCAAGAAAATGAAAGTGGGTAATTTGGCTGAACTATTAAGCACTGAAACCGGTGAGGGTGAGTTAATCAACCGCATGGGATTGGTTGCTTATGGTATATCAGTTCATAACATAGCGGTTTTTGGTGAGGATGAAGAATTTGATAAAATGGGTACACCTATTACTGGACTACCTGATTTATTGAAGCATGGTGTTGATATTGTCTCAGCAGCAGCTGAAATTCCAAAGGCGCGTTTATTTCACAATCAGTCAGGTGTGCTGGGCGGAGATGCAGGAAGCAGTGATTTGCGGGTACACTATGACAAAATATCAGCCTTCCAAGAAAACAAACTCAGACCAAAATTGAAGCGTGTCATTGATATGGTTTGCGAATCAATCGGCATTAATCCAGAAGAAATAGATTTTATATTTAATCCACTTTGGCAATTATCAGAAAATGATGAAGCTGAAGTTCGTTATAAAACCGCACAGACAGACGAAATATATATTAATACCGGTGTTGTCGAGCCAGAAGAAGTTGCGCTTTCACGATTCTCAGGTGATACAACAAATCTAATGGATATGGTGATTAATGTTGATAGGCGTGAAAAATATTTAGATGAATTGGCAAAACAGCCTGTGGAAGTTAATGAAGGTGAAGAAGATGATCTCGATCCTGAAAAGGTGAAAGTTAAGGGTGAAAATCCTGATGATTCAGAAAAAGGAAATGAAAAATAATGCCTTTGGTAAAAAGAAGAAGAAGAAAAGTACCTAAGCCACCTAAATTACATCGACTTGAACAAGGCTATGCAGCCAGCATCATGCAACTGATAACACCATTTCAGCATGCGGTTCGTGAAGTATTTTATCCACTCTTACCACAATTGTTCGATGATTTTAAAACCGATGCCATTGATCCCGATATTGTTAAGAATGCAATGAAGTTGATCCGTGAACGCTATTCAAGATCAGTTGATAGTGAACGCATTGGCAATACTGTGAAGAACCAAGCCTCAAAGATTAATAAACAACAATCGCAATACCATCAACGAGTTATGACAAATATTTTAAGTGTCAACCCAATTCAATTAGAACCGTGGCTTGATAATGAAGTGAGAACCTTCACAACTGAGAATGTGTCATTAATCAAATCAATCCCCGATGAAGGCCTAACTGATATCGAGCAAATGATCTTTCGTGATGGCAAGCGTAAAATGTCACCACAACAAATGAAAGAAAAAATAGAAGAAGAATTTGATGTGACTGAGGGCAGGGCTCGAGTGATTGCGCGTGATCAAGTGAGTAAGTTTAATGGTCGACTCACTGAACAACGACAAGTGAACTCAGGTATCGATCAATACACGTGGGCCACTTCAAAAGATGGTCGTGTTCGTTCTTCACACAGTGAATTAGATGGAAAAGTTTTTTCTTGGTCTGATCCACCTATTACAGTTAAAGCAAGCAAAGGTGCCAAACCAAGTAAACGTGAAGGCCAACGCAATCACCCAGGGCAAGATATTCAATGTCGATGCCAGGCAATTCCAGTATTGGATAAATTCTTTTAAAAAAATAACTTTGACTTAATATGCCGTATGGTATTTATTTACACCATGGCATTCAGAATAGATAAATTAAAACTTGATACACATCGTCTCGATCACGATGGGTATCTTCACGCAGATAATGCACTGGCCACACGCGCAGGTATATTTACTTATCATCACGCTGATGGTTCAGTTACACGAGAACTTCGTCATCCTGATGAAGTATTCAAAGAAGATTCAGCAAGTACACTTATTCAACGTCCTATTGTTGACAATCATCCAATAAGCGGGAAAGTCACACCTGGCAATATTAAGCACCTTTCAATTGGCACTTGCGGTAATAAAACAGAACGCACCGATGATGACTATTTAAAAATAAGTTTGCTTATCAATGATGCAGCTGCTATTTCTAAGATTACAAAGAATGAGAAAGTTGAATTGTCGTGTGGTTATCATGCGGATGTAGTTGAAGAATCAGGTGAATACAAGGGTGAGAAATATGATCATGTGCAAAATAACATTATCTACAATCACCTTGCCTTAGTTAATAAAGGGCGTGCCGGAGGTAAAGCACGTGTGTATTTAGATTCAGAAGATGCAGCAAGTGATGACTTTGACATTGAAGCTCAAACCCAACTTAAATTTGATAACGAAAAGGTAACTATGATGAAAATCAAACGCAATGCCATTAATACAAATGGTTTCAAACTAGATGCAGCAACAGTTGAATTTAACGATGAAGCTGAAGGTGTTGTTCAAAATGCATTCGACCATTTGGATAAAGCGGTTGATGTTATCTCTGGCCTTGAAACTGATATTGAGAAAAAAGATTCTGAAATCTCAGCACTCCAAGGTAAATGTGACCAATTGGAAGAAGACAAATCAAAAGGTCTTGATCCAGTGAAGCTTGATGCAATGGTTGCTGAACGTGCAGATATTTGTGGTGTTGCTGCTCATTTAGATGTGAAAGATTATGCCGGCTTATCAAGTCCAGATATCAAAAAAGCTATCGTATTAAAAGCGAACGAAGGCTTAACGCTTGATGATAAAGATGAAGCATATGTTGCAGCTCGATTTGACGGTGTTGTTGAACAAATCAAACGTGACAACAAAGGTCTTGAATCATTAGCTAACTTGGCTAAGGTTACACAAAAAGCAATAAATTCCAATGACCGCACTGATGATGATGAAGTAAAGTTATCGCCACGCGACCAATTTAAAATTGATTCAGCTGCGTTGAAAACAGCTTAAATAAACCCTAACAGAAATAAAATAGAGGAATTATCATGCAAACTTCTTATGAAGATTTAATCGCAAGTGTTGAGGGTGGATTAGCTGATTCAGGTCATCACGATATTGTCACACGCTTCTCAGCTGCTGAAGTTTTATTTGGCCAAGGCCTAGCGGTTGTAGCTGAAAACGAATCAGCTCAACCAAGTGCAACAGGTTTTGTATTTGAAGGCGTTGCCATTAAAACGAATTTACCTTTAAACAACTCAAGCGGCTTAGCTTCTTACAAAGCAAACACTGCAATCAGTGTTCTTCGTAAAGGGCGTATCTGGGTTAAGTCAGAATCAATCATCACTAACATCCTGACTGATGGTGTGTTTTTACGGCACACTGCTAATGCTGCACTGATACCGGGTCAATTTCGTATCGATGCAGATACCGCACGTGCAGATGCAATCACAACAGCTAGATGGTTGACAACTACAACAGCGATTAACCAATTAGCTTTACTTGAATTCAATATTCCGTCTTAAGACGTAATTGATTAACTAGAAATAATAGAGGAAATTAAAATGCGTACTCAATTTGTCGAAGACGGCTTAGAAATTGTAAGCGATTTAGTAACAACGAAAGAGGGTAAACGACTTGATGCCGGCGAATCCATTTTCATGGAACGCCAGCTTGAAGCGGTTGAACCACGTTTATACCAAGTTAAGCGCCGTGAATTAAAAGCACGAAGCTTAATCGATGTTTCAAATGTTGATGGTCCGGGTGCTTCCACAATCGTTTACTACATGTACGATAAAACTGGTATGGCAAAAATAATTGCCAATCCGGGTGATGATTTACCGCGTGCAGATGTAAACGCTAAACGTTACACAGCTAACGTGCATAATTTAGCATCATCATTCGGCTACTCAACTAAAGACTTACGAAATGCACAGTTTTCTGGTGTACCTCTTGAAATGCAAAAAGTGGATGCTGTTCGAAGATCTGTCCATGAAAAAGAAAATGAAATTGCATTTCTTGGTGATGCAGATTATGGAATCGTTGGTTTCTTATATCACCCAAATATTCCTGATATGCAAGTTGCAGCTGCAGCCGGTGGTGGTTTTTCTCGCGTATGGGGTGTTGACAAAACGCCACTAGAAGTTGTTGCGGATATTGCGGCATTGGTTACCAATATTGAAGCAACAACCAATCAAATTCATATGGGTGATACGTTGTTACTTCCTATCGACAAGCTTCGTTATTTAGCAACTACGCCAATGAGCTCTACTTATCCTGAATACACAATCTTAAAATACATTAAAGATCCTGATAATGGGTTTGGTATTACTAAAGTTGAAGCATTACCAGAACTAACGGGTATTGGAACAGGCACAACAAATAAGATGGTTTTATTTGAAAGTGACCCTGAAATTGTTGAACTTCGTATCCCAATGGAAATGCAAATGCTGCCACCTCAGGCGCGTAACTTAGAATTCTTAGTTCCGGTTGAATGTGAAATTGCTGGTGTCGTTGTTCGATATCCAATGGCTTGTCACTTCGCTTACGGCTTCTAAGATAGATAGCACCAAATAGAAAAGGGCAGGTATTTTACTTGCCCTTTTTTTACACTCAACAATAAATTATGAAGGTAAATTATTATGGCTAAAGTACTAAATTATGACGCTTTAAATACTCACACTGTATCGGCTGGCGTTGATGCGCTTGTTCGACTTGTGCCCGGTGCAAACACTGTTGATGATGCTGTGTTTGATAAATTAATGGATAAGAAAAAAGGATCTGAAGGTTTCCAGTGTTTGATTGAAGACGGTATTGTGACTGTTCTTAATGATGAAGCTGTTAGCGAAGATGGTAGTGTTGTTATTAGTAAGGCTAAAGTTCCTGATGCGAAATCAATTATTGATGCTGAAATAGATATCGATGTATTGAATGGTTATCTTGATGAAGAAAGTACATCAGCTAAACCGCGTAATTCAGTTATTGAGCATATTGAAGCTCAAATTGAAAAATTGAATAAAGATATCGGTTCTGATACTGAAGAATAATGACCATATTAACCAACTTACAAAAAGTTAAAGCTATTGCAGCCGGTGATGAAAATATTCCTGATTTAACGGAAGCTTCACCGGTTGTGATTAATACGCTTGCACTTGTTGAAAAGTTGGTTACTGTTGGTAAATTCGGCACATTAACAGAAGAAGCCCAAACCTATTACGCAGCACACCTTTTAAGCCTTGCATTTACTGAAGCCGGTGGCCGTGGTCCTTTATCATCTGAATCCATTGGTGATATCACAACATCCTATACACTGCCTTATTTGAATCAACAATCCGTGATTGCCTCAACTCAATACGGCTTATACTTCATAGAACTTCGAAACAGTCTCATTCCTAAAATATTGGTGGTCTAACATGGCCGCGCGTATCAAAGATATCGACAAAGGCATGAAAGCAACCTTGAAGCGTATTGCTGACAAAGCAAATCATGTTGATATTGGCCTTCAGTCTGATGAAGATGAAACTCTCTTAAAAATTGCTGCAGCACATGAATTTGGTGCTGAGATTAATCATCCGGGTGGCACTGCATATGGCTACAAAACTGAAAAAGATGCACAAGCCGGTAAAGTTCGCTTTTTAAAGAAAGGTGAAGGTTACAAGGTGTTAGGTGAAACGAAGCCACATGTGATTGTTATTCCTGAACGCTCATACATTCGAACAACCGTTGATGAGAATGAAGAAAAGTATTCTCGAGCTGTTCAAAAAGTAATGGGACAAATAATTGATGGGTATCTTGATAAGTTTCAGGCTCTTTCATTACTTGGCCAGTTAGTTGAAGGTGACATTAAATCTCAAATAATTAATCTTGATTCACCTGCTAATGCTGCAAGTACTATTCGTAAAAAAGGTAGTGATAATCCATTAGTGGACAAAGGATTCCTTGGCGGTGCCATTCGATACGCGGTGGTTGAATGAGCGTCTTAGGTACAATTCGAAAGCGTTCATCAATTCAACCATTGATACGGTCAATGGGCTCTACTGTTGTTGATAGAGTGAATACACCCAATACACCATTGACCACCACCATTGATGTACACATTCAACCCTTATCAGATAAAGAACTACGAAACGTGCCTGAAGGTCAGAACACTTTAGAGTGGGTCAACATATGGTCAGTATCAGAAATTAAAAACAAAGATGTTATTAGTATTTATACCGTACAAAAAGTGAAGTACTGGGCTGAGGGGCCATTCTGGAAAGCGCAAGCTGTGAAGGTAACTGACTAATGGCTATAGCATTATTAACTGACTTCAAAGCTTTTATGGATGCCATTGAAACGTGGTTAACAACATCAACAGGTGTTGCCACTGTTATTGATAAAAACCAAGCAGAAGGTCGCCCAGCCAAACCCTATATTGCAATTAAAATAAATACTCGAGGCATCCGGTTTGGTTTTGATGATGTGATTGAAAACTATAATGCGGTCAGTGAAGTTATTGAACGTAATGTTGCTGGTCCACGCAAAATGATGTTGCAAGTTGAGGTCTATACAGATCCCAAAGATCTTGCGACTGATAATGAAGCCGGTGACCTTTTAGAAGTTGCTTTGATGTCACTCGAGCAAACATTTTTTGTTGAATTATTTAATAGTGCAAATTTTTCAATTCTTGACCATACTCCCATTAATAACTTAGATGAACAGCTTGGCGAACGATGGGAACGCCGCGCACAAACGGATTTAACTTTGCTTTATACAGGCGAAACATTTAATGATGGTGATGATGGAAGTGGTAATTGGATTGAAACAGCAGATGCACCCACTGAATTAAATACGAATTTAACTATTACTGAGTAAGGTACAAAACAATGAGTGAAATAGCCGATGTAGTAAATGTCACTGTCAATGTTGCTGACACGAAGATCACCAGAACAGGTTTTGGTATTCCGTTGATTTTTGATTTGTTTGCATCTTCAATTTTTCCTGAGCGTGTTCGTTCATATTCAAACATGACAGATATTGCCGTTGATTTTGCAACCACCTCAAAAGTGTATAAATGCGCTAATGCAATATTTTCTCAAGAACGTGCACCGACTACTATAAAAGTAGGGCGACAAGATTCAGGTGATGCCAGCATTACTTCTGCCTTAGGTGTGATTAATGATGAAGATTCAGATTTTTATTGTGTGGTCACGCCTTACAAACTAAAAGCTGATATTGAATTAATTGCGGCATGGGTTGAAGCTCAACAAAAAATATTCTTATCTAGTAGTGAAGATGCGGATGTTATTACTACCGCAACCACTGACATTGCAGCTGCATTAAAAGCCGCTGGTTATAATCGTACAGGTTACATGTGGCACCATGAAGCCGGTGTTGATGTAACCGGTGCCGCTTATACTGTCACAAGCAATGTGGCCACTATTGTTCAAGCTTCTCATGGCTTGCGTGTTGGTGATCCAACTACTTTTGATACTTCATCAGGTGCAAGCATTGATGGTGATAACACGGTTGCAAGTGTTGTTGATGCAAATACTTTTACAGTGACCACAACAGCAATTGATGAAGCTGGTCCAGCAACCGTTAATTACTTCGCGCGCTATACATTCCCTGAGGCGGCTTGGGTTGGACTGATGTTGCCAAGTGATCCAGGCTCTGAAACTTGGAAGTTTAAAAGCCTAACAAGCGTTGTACCCGTACCACGAACATTTTTAACACCAACAGAAGAATCAAATGCCCTTGGTAAGAATGCGAATCTTTACACACCCCTTGCCGGTGTTGGTTCAACGCATGAAGGTGTAATGGCTTCAGGTCGTTATATCGATATTCAACGTGGTATTGATTGGATTGAAGCGCGTATTGGTGAAGGCATTGTGACTCGATTATTGAATTCTCCAAAAGTACCGTATACCGATGGTGGCGCAGCAATTCTTGAAGGTGAAATTCAACAAGTACTTGATCAGGCTGTGAATCAAAATATTTTAGGTGCTTTGCTTGATGATTCAGGTGACTTCTATCGAATCACGGTTCCTAAGGTTGCGGATCAATCTACCACTGATCGTACAGCACGATACTTTCCCGGAATAACGGCACAGGCTCAAATGGCCGGTGCTATTCACTCTTTAGCAATTACAGTAAACGCGCAGGTATAAAATTATGTCAAATACATTAGAAACATTTGATCCTAAGAATATTGAACTGATTATTGGTGGCAATCTTATTTCTGGCTTTGCAGATGATATGGTTACCGCTGATCGTGATGCCAATATATTTGACGATGAAGCCGGCGCACAAGGTGATGTTGTTCGCTTCGCTAATAATGACAAACGTGGATTAATAACGGTTAAGTTATTACAGACAAGTAAATCAAATCTGTTCTTGTCAGGTTTAGCCAAGGCTGATGAATTCACTGGTCTAGGCATATTTCCTGTCATTCTTAAAGATACACGTGGCAATGATCTGGTTGTTGCGGCGCAAGCATGGATTCAAAAAATCGCATCTATCTCATATAAACGTGGTGTTGAAACCCGTGAATGGGAAATAAGAACAAACAATATTCAAATTGTTGTTGGTGGTGCGGCTTAATGTTGGAACAGAAAACAGTTAAGGTATGTGGCACTAAAATTACTATACAACAATTACCTACTGAAAATGGTTTTGAAGTCTTTATTGCGCTGTCTAAAATATTGGCTGGTGCAAAAGATGGTGTGAATATTAAATCATTACTGAATTTTGATGAACCCGAAGTTAATATTGGTGCAATCATTGCCGGCATTATTGAAAAAACAGATGTGATTGGTACACCTCAATTCATTAGAAAGCTGATTGAAGATAGTATAATCAAGCCTGAATTCACAGAAGAATTCTACAACAACACCTTTGCCGGAAATTACTCTGAGTTATTCGTACTTGTTGGTGAAATAATATTGTTTAATCATTTCGATGATGTGGTAAAAAAAAATCTTTATCCATTTATAGAGAACTTATTAGCACCCGAGTAAAAGAATACGAACTTCACCCATTAATCTTGAGGCCGGTCATGGCGAATTTAATCACATTGCATGATGCTCAAGTCAATTCAAGCATTGTAGATATCATAAAATTAAACAACCTGGTCTTTGATATTGAGGATGCTAAATAATGGGTGTATTACGCGATCTTGTTACACGTTTTAGTTTTGATGTTAATAAAAAAGATATCAATAAATACAACAAAACCGTTAAGGGCATGTCTAGCAAGGCGCTTAAGCTTGCTGCTATTTTTGGTGGGGCTTTTACTGTTAAAGGGGCGGTAGATGCTGGATTAGCCGCTGAGCGTGCAGCATTCAATCTTGAGCGATTAGCTGAAACGGATTTCTCTAAGTTTCAAGATATGCTAAAAAAAACACGAGCTGAAATTGATCGCCTTACAAAAGGCGCCGGCATCACCTTTACCGATAAAAACTTTAATCTTGGTGCGGCGAAATTTGTTGAAGATTTTGGTCATGGAAATGAAGCGCTAAAACTTTTTAATACCATACTATCTTCCACCTCAAAGATAGTGACACGTACAGGTGGAAACATTAATGAAATGATGGGTATATTTCAGGAAGCAATTAAGTCAGGTAATTTTGATTTCTTGAAGCAGTTTCCTGAATTTGATCAAGTATATGTAAATAAGCGAAATCGTTTAAATAATATATTTGATCCAGGTGAGTTCGGCGGGGAAATAGGCCTTACCCAGAAAGCTAATATCGTAAGCGCTATATTAAAACAAATTGAAGCCAGTCAAATAAAAGCACTTAAAAATTTACCTGACATAATACTTGCGTCAAATCGAGCAGCGAAAAACTTTCAAAACACGTTGGATAATTCCGGAAAATCATTCAACAAAGTTTCAGTCCCTGTTATCGATTATTCAACTAGACAAGTGCAATCTATAGATAATTTTATTAGTGAAGGTGAACAGGATGGCTTTATTGACGCATTATTGCAAAGAATTCTCAGTAAAAAAGGCTTTGATCTTATAAAAGGTAAAAGTACTCCAGAAACAAATGAAATAGTGCCAGCAGCATCAGGCCAAATTAATCGGTCAGGAGTCAACATTAACAACACTTTTAATATAACCACTGATGATCCAAGAAAAGCGTCTTCACTTACAGTGCAAAAAATTAAAGAAGAATTCAGGAAAGGCACAAATCAATTAATACCCACTGAGGAACGATAATGCTAGGCATAGGCGATCCATTTGTAATTTTAACTAAAATCGGTAGCATTGAAATGGATGCTTCGCTTGATGAAGATCATCGGCTTGATTCAATCGTTACACGGAACCCTATTGAAGATGGTTCACAATATTCTGATCATATTGTCTTATTACCTATTGTTCTTGAATTGACTTGCAGAGTTAGTGATACCTCATTATATTATTTTTCAATTGCGCAGGCAGGTAAGGAAGGGAGAGCAAACCAAGCATATTTTGAATTAGTTAAGCTGCAAAATAATAGGAAGCCTTTTGATGTTGATACTGGTATTCGTGTATATGAAAATATGGTTATCGAGAATTTATCAGTTCCACGTAATTCAAAAGATGGTCATTCAATCCGTTTCAATATGGTTTTAGTTGAAATTCCGATAATTGGTGATAACGTTAAATCGAATCGAGAATTGATAGCAAAAGATGTTAGGCACTCTGCGATTGGCTCTGTAAGTAAGGGGTATGTTCAGAAAGAGTTAATATCATGAAATATTCTATTCGTGTAAATAAAGAAACTGATGCCTATTCAATGTCAGTTGAGATGGATGGGCAAGTGTTTGATTTATCATTCCATTACAATAAACGTGAAGATCGATGGTATTTAAGAGTTAGCCGAAATGATGCCATTGTTGTTGACGGCATTAAGTTGGTACATGGGACTGATTTATTGTCTCAATACCGCGCTTATGATGTGCCAGCCGGCATTCTTTCTATTGTCGACTCATCAGGTTTATATAATGATCCAAGTTCTTCTGAATTTGGCAATACAATACAGTTGCAATACGATGAAGCAATTTAATAGAAATATAGAGGTATCTTTTGAAGGTGCTGATATTAATCCAGTTACAAAGCTGCGTATAGCATTTGATGTTTCTAAACAAGATGGCGTTCAATTTAACGTAGGCACTATTCGAATTTATAATCTAAATCCTTCATCCAGGGGTACGCTTGCAAGAATAATACATAATCAAGATGATCCCTGCATAGGAGAATATATTAAATGCACCTTGCGCGTGGGCTATGGCGATCAACTTATTCATTTGATTACAGGTGATGTGTTATTTGCATCGAACCAAAGGTTAGGCCCTGACTGGATAACGGATATTGAACTATATACCGGACGATGTGCAGCCATTAAGTCTCGATTACAATTAAGTTATGGCAAGAAAACCTCCGCAAAGAAAATAGCAAACGACCTTCTTGCTACAATTCTGGGTGTTGATATCCAATATATAGAAGAAGCTGAAAAAGCTTTGCAAAATAAATTTGCTCTTAGTTATTCAATGTCAGGTATTGCCTATAATGAGGCGGCTGTATTTTTATCACGGTATGACCTTAAGTTTACTATTGAAGAAGACGGTAGCTTGCTAGTCTATAAAAAAGGTGAGCCTAGAGATTTAACAAGTAGTCAAACTGAACTAAATACCTTTAAGCCTGAGAATGGTTTATTAGGTAGCCCTAAAGTCACGCGATTAGGTGTTGAATTTCAATCATTGTTGCGACCACAAATAAAAATCCTGCAACGTGTGCATGTTGAATCTAAAAGCATTAGTGAAACGCTTCAAAATCAAGATAAATATTCACGTGAGTACTTTGTTACCGGTTTAAAACATACCGGTGATACGCATTCTGATGAATGGTTTACTGAAATTACGGGTTCTTATGTTGCGCTTAATAAAGGATTTTTACCGTGAGTGAACTTAATAGATTCAGCACTGAACTTGGAAATATCATCAATGAAAGATTGCGCGTGTGTATGCCTGCGAGAATTGAGAAATATGATTCTGATACGCACTTAGCTACAGTGCAACCGCTGATTAAAGTTAAGTTCTATAAACGTAAAGAACCTGAGTTGCTACGATTTATCGAGCGGGTGCCGGTCATTCATCCACGAACAGCGTCTGCCATTATTCGCTTACCAGTGAAGAAAGGGGATATTTGCACGTTGGTTTTTGCTGATCGCTCCATTGAAAACTGGATTGCTGGCGATGGTACTGAAAAATATTCTAATGATAAACGCATGCATCACCTTGAAGATGCTTATGCCATTTTAGGGGGGTACCCGGAAGGCAAACCCTATACTGCAAATAATCCTGATGCACTAGAAATTGAAGTTAGCCCTGAAACAAAAATTACTATTGGCAATGGAACAGATGAATTATTGAAGCTGGCCTTCGATGCGTTTACTGAACTAAAAACACTGACTGAAGAATTATCAACAACACTTACAAACATTCAAGCAATCACTGTGATAGGGAATTTAGGATCCCCGACATCAACACCAATCAATGCACTCGCCTTTGCTGCAACTAAAACTAATGTTGATAATATAACGAATACTGTCGATACTGTTATTCAATCGCTAGAGAATATCAAGGTGTAGCATGGATCTTAAATACAGTAATGACCTAGTTATCACTGGCGGCGATCTTCAAACGGTATCAGGTAATGATGAAGCAGGACAGAGAATTGAAGATCGATTGAAAACATTTAAAGGTGAATGGTTTTTAGATTTAAGTTTTGGACCCGATTACAGAAAAGATATACTGGTGAAGAATCCAAGATTATCGGTTATAGCAGCAATTATTAAACGCGAGATTCTGAAAAGCGCAGAGGTCACCTTTCAGGATTTTGAAACAAGCTTTGAAAATCGTAGGCTGAATATTGCTTACACATTAAAAACAACAGACGGAGCTATAACCAGTGATATTACTATATGATATTTGGTGTAACTTCTACCGGCTTTAATGCAAAACGATTATCAGATTGTAAAACTGAGATTGAATCTGTATTTAGGCAAACTTTTGGTGCTGGCATCAAGCTCACTCCTGATACTATATTTGGGAAGCTTGTCGGCATTATGGCTGAGCGTGAAACCGAATTGTGGGAAGGCGCAGAGGCTGAATATAATAGTCACTATCCAAATTCTGCTAGTGACATATCACTTGATGGTATTGGTGAATACACTGCTTTTTCAAGAAACGCCGCTGCAGTATCAACAGCCATTGCTTATTTAGCTGGAACAAATACCACGCTCATTCCAACTGGCACATTGTTTGCCGTTCAAGATTCCGGTGATCAATTCATAACATTGGCTAATGTGAATCTTGCTGGTAGTCAATTTGCTATAACTTCACTCACGTTATCAGGTTCAACAGTCACAGCAGTTGCAGCCGCACATGGTCGCAGTGTTGGTCAGTACGTATTTATTAATGATGCGGTTGAAACTGAATACAATGGTTTAGTTGAAATTCTCACCGTTGCTGATGCCAATACATTTACTTATGCCATAACCACAACACCGACTTCACCGGCAACAGGAATCATTACCGCTGATCCAGCAACAGCCGTAAATGTTGAAAGTGTTGATACTGGACCTATTGCAGCATTGGCCGGCACCTTAAATCAAATCGTTAATACAATTTCAGGTTTAGATCGTGTTGATAATTATGCCGATGCAACAAAAGGTGTAAACATCGAAACGGATGCTGAATTCAGAACGCGCCGGCTTGAAGCTTTGCAGGGTTTAGGCGCTGCACGTTTAGAAGCAATACGTGGTGCACTACTTCAAATTAACAATGTTACCGCTGCAAAAGTTTTTGAAAATGTTGATATCGTGCCTGATGTTGATGGTCGACCAGCTAAAAGCATTGAATGTCTTGTTATCGGAGGCCTTGATTCAGATATTTTATCAGTGGTCTGGGATAAAAAAGCGGCCGGCATAGAAGTGTTTGGTTCAATCTCTGGAACAGTTACCGATTCACAGGGAATCGATCACACATCACGTTTTAATCGACCAGTTGCTTCAAATATTTATCTTGAAATAGATTTTACCGTTGATGTTGATTTCCCCGGAACAGCCGAAGTTTTATCACGGCTGCTTACGTTTGGTGCTGCATTAGAAATTGGTGAAGATGTCGTTGTTTACCCTTATTTAATTTCATCCTTCAATGATGTACCTGGCATCTTGGATTTAGCCATTCGAATTGGCACAGCAGCAAGTCCTACGCTCGATGACAATATCGTTATTCCTGATACACAGATTGCTGATTTTGATTCATCTAGAATTACGTTGGCAGTGTTATGAGCATAACCAAAATAACGGATCATGCAGAACGCGCAAAGACAAGATTGCCTGAACAGTTTAATGGCGCAACTAATTTATTAGCATTGGTTGATTTAATAGGCACACGTTATCAAAGCATTGAAGATGTGATTGATGATTTACGCTTAAACAGGTTTATCTCTACCGCAACCGGCATGCAACTAGATAATGCTGGAACTATTTTAAATACTGTACGTGATGTTGGTGAAAGTGACAGTGCATACCGTTCACGAATTTTTGCAGCTACATCACAGCTTGAAAAAAGTGGTGAAGCTGAATCATTGATCGAGTTATACAATTTTCTTTTAAGCCCGGCTTTAGTTCGATTCCAAGAAATATATCCGGCCGGTGTTCAACTCACTGCACACACAGATACAGATCCAAATGATCCAGCAACGGATGAATACAATCGTGCAGCAATGGAAATAGTGAAAGCCGGTGGTATTGAAATGCTTTTATATGTTGCACCAGAAAATGATGATTTTTACTTATCCGATGTTTCAGAAGTTGATGGAAGCAATAACGGACCGACAGACATACTCCACGGTTTCGGTGATGAAGCCTTAACGGATGGCGGCAAACTAGCAAGGGTGTTCTAATGGCTAAACCTGACTTAATTAAATGGGTAACAGATGATGACGCAGCAAAGATATCTGACCCAGGCTCAACTAAAAAACTGGCTGGGTGGATTTACACTGAGCGCCCACCGTTTCAATTTTTGAATTGGCTTTGGAATATAACAAGTAAATGGTTCATGGGCCTACAGGGTAGTTATGCCGATATTATTGTTGGTAGCGCAACACAAGTAACAAATAATGAAGCAACGCATGTTGTTGATGATTTAAACGATGTGCTTGTTGTTGCGGGATCGCGTATCACTATCCTTGATGGCACACATATACTGGCATCAAACTTAGCGCTCACTAATAATGACATTATAATCGAGAGTGAATCAACAGAAGCAATTATTGATGTTTCTACTTTTACAATTAGCATATCTGGGCTAAGAACATTTTCAAAATTCAACCTAATAAACGCTGGGGCTGGTGATGTATCAATATCAGGTGCTGGCTCACAAGTTTATGCGTATGGCATAACACAAGATGTTATTACAAAAGGCAGTAATGTAATTTCATTCATACTTGATACTGTGACTGAAATGTTTATTGGTGAACGTCGACTTGATGGTTTTGATTCAGGAACAAGAATGCTGTTTCAACAAACTGCAACACCTTTTGGCTGGACAAAAGACACAACACACAACAACAAAGCATTAAGAATAGTGAACGGTGCTGTCAGTACTGGCGGTACAAGCTCATTCACAACAGCATTTGGTTCTGGGAAAACAACGGATAGCCAAACATTATCGACCTCACAAATTCCCGCCCATGATCATGGTCCGGCTGGTACGCATGGTCATACAATGAATATTGCTAATAATTCTGATACGACATCAAATTCAACAGGTAAATCAGGCGCAGCAACACCGGGGGCTGGTACAAATTCAGGGATAATTCAGGCCGTTGGCGATCATACGCATACTTCAGTCGGTGGGGGCGCTGGACATGCACACAATCTTTCTAATTTTGACTTGATGTATGTTGATTTCATTATTGGTGTGAAAGATTCATGATTAAAGAATGTAAATATAGAATGAGCTTACCTGAAGAAGAACGGGGTTGCATTGAACATAAGTGCCATCACTATCAAGATGTATTTGGTAAGCATCCACAAACAGGTGAGCTTATAAAAGAATTTATGTGTGATGATTTACTGAGAAATATATTAACAATCGAAAATTCAAAGATGCAAATGGAAAACGGAAAAGCCATTGATTCATTAAGAAACGAATCAGTGAAAAGTTTGTTCAGCGGTATGTCCAATATTGCAAAAATCCTAAGATTAAATAAAGGGTAAAATGATGAAAGTAACAATAATACCAAGTGATAAGAGTATATATGTTGAGGATGAATCTCTTATTCTCGATATGGATTATGATAATAGTATACATGCCATTCAATGGGATGGTACTGAAGGTATTATTGAATACGTTAATGCTCCCCCTAAAAAAATCACTGACATAGAAATTATTCAGCCTTACATAGATGCATTTAAAGCAGAAAAATCTACTCGATTAACATCAAAAGAAATCAACAGCCAAAGTAACAAAGCAAAGAATGCATTAATAAAATTGGAAATTAATAACGCTTATATGGAAATCGCACCTGAATTACTTTCGATCGTTGCCGGCCTACCGGGTGCGTCAAAAAAGATTAAAGATGCCGATAAGCTCATACAAAAAAAGAAATCACAGATAATCACTACATAAAAGGAACTTGATATGAATGCGATAATGATACCAATTTATCCAATCGGAACACATTGTGCCTAATAACAAACTAGAACATATACCTAATGTTGTGAAGCATGTTGCTGATGCTGGTGTTGGTGGATCTGTAATTCTTACCTGGATAACAACTCTCACACCTTTTTTAAATTTCTTAATTATTGTGCTAGCTCTGATTTGGGGTTCTTACAGAATTCAAGAGATGCGGTTATCCGTTAAAATCAAGCAAAAGATACTAGCCGGTGAGAACCCCAATGAGGATTAGCGATCTTGGTGTTACATTCAAATTCCTTCCACTGCAATGTTACGCTTCTATTAAAAGAAATTTTCAACCACGCCTGTTAAAACCCGAAGGGATCACAATACATTATATTAGCTGTAAAAATGTAACGCCCGAAAGACCATTCAACACTGAATTTACTTGGCGATTACTCCATGATCTGAATTTTGAACCCGATGATCGGTTGTATGATATTTATGATGGCGATAAACAATTTGCTTCGTATCATTTATTAATTGGCCGTGATGCTGAGCCATTACAACTCGTTCCGTTTGAATTTCAGGCATACCATGCTGGTGTTTCTGAATTCGCAGGAAAACAATTCTGTAATCGTTTTATGATAGGTATTGCCTTTGTTGGCTCGTATGAAGTGGGCCCAACAAAAGTACAATATGCAATGCTTGCTAGAATCTGTTCATTCCTTATCACTAAATTTAATATTTCAACGGATATGATTGTAGGCCATGAAGATATCGCACCTGGTCGCAAAAAGGATCCACATGGCCACGGTGATGATGCAGCATTTTCTTGGGCAACACTTCATTCATTAATCGCACTTGAATTAAATAAGGCGGCATAACATGGAACCAACATATATTGCAGAACCAAGCTGGTATGCACCGATAGTAGAATTCATTCAATCTTTGTTAACAGGCCAAGAATGGGTTGCAATCGCATGGGTGCTGATAGTCATCTTTGCATCAACTGAATCATTCAAACGTATTGTTATCGTTTACATGGCTAGAAAGAATCGTAAGCAAGCATTATATTTATGCGCTTTCATTGCTGGCTTCGTTGCATCGTTTTTACTCTGGCCAGAACAAAAAACAATTCCATGGTTTATAGCCGGTTTAGTGAGTGGGCCACTCTCAAACTTTTTGCATTGGCTTGTTGTATCACTGATTGAATGGAAGTACCCAAAACTAGCGGCAATCATTTCAGGTAAAAAATCATGACGGGTAAGCTAATAGGTGCCAGCATTGGCATTGCTCTGACACTTATGGCTTTATTCTTTGCAGAGCGTCACGGGTATAACCGATGCTCTAATGAAGATAAGCTGGCAGTAGTCGAGCAAAAATTAACCGATGTAAAAGCGGTAGCTGAAATCAAAGGTTTCACTGAAGCCAAGGCGAAAGAAAATGAACGTGTCAAAATCATTATCAAAAAAATTCCTGATCCTAGTGGTTGTGCTAAATCTGTTGTGCCTGTTGCTCGCGTTAACAAGCTGCGCGAGTCGTTCAATAGTCAGTGAGCGTGACAAAGAGCTGACTAAGCCAATGTCATGCATTGCACCTAAGAATGATAAAGGTGTTGCCTTTGGTGAAGGGCTAACATGGGAAAACTACGAATCCGCCCTGATTGATAACTGTGCTGAAATCAAGGGTGGTAATAAGCGGTTTGAGGCTTTACGTAGTAAAGGCCAATAGATTTCACCTGCTTTCATTCTTTAGAATCTGCAAAAATTCATTCCATTGCTCAATAGTTGACTCTTGATTTTCATCATCTGTACCACGATAATTAAACCATAACTCACCTGATTCATGGAAAACATCCCAAAAAGTTTTTTTATTTCTTCCTCTGAAAATAATTTATTAGTCATTAGTTGATCCTCACTAAGGAATATCTTTCACACATTCAGGACACACCCATGCAGTAGATTGATTTGGTTCGCAAAATCGAATATCAGTAGTGTAAACCCAGCCACTATCAATTGCGTGTTGATCTGAATAAAACGTTACAATCTGTAAATCTGGATTAACGATGCAATCTTTACCTGTGCATTGATGAAAGTGCTTTACACTACCATTATTTATTATCATGGACGCATGCATAATATTAATCCTTATTCAGCAACATTTTTAATATTAACAGCCTGTTCGAGTTCTATTTTCTCAGGCTCAACAATGCCAACATAGATCAATAACAATCTCCAAGCTGCATAAGAAATATACTTGTGACCTTTTGATCCTTCTTCGGCTGTCCATCGTCTAACACTACGAGCATCAGCACCTGTAATACCTCCAACAATTGAACCAGTTAATTTAGCCTTACCAATTAACTCACCACCAATTTCAAATAGAAGTCGGATTTCATCCGGTGTTGGTTTTTCCCAGCCGCTACCATAGGGTAGCAAAGTGCTGGCGCGAATATCTTTTAAATCTTTTCGATTGTATTCATAATTTTTAATATCTTCAGACATGATATGCCTCCAAAAAGGGTGGAGCTGCTAAAGCAGTCCACGTTCTGAGAATGAAATAATGTTTGAACCACCAATAACAAAGTGATCAATAACTCTGACTTCAATCAGCTCCAATATATCGCGTAGTCTTTTTGTGATTTGTTGGTCTGCTTGGCTTGGTTCAGCAACTTGTGAAGGGTGGTTGTGAGCAAAAATTACAGCTGATGCATTTACTTTTAATGCTTGCTTAACGACTTCACGTGGGTAAACGCTTGCACCATCAATAGTGCCTCTGAACATTTCGTTGAACTCAATCACTTGAAGGCGTGTGTTCATGTAGATAGCAATAAACACTTCATGCTCTAATTCAGCAAGTTTTAGCGTTAAGTATTTGCGAACACTATCAGCATTATTAAGTGTTGCATCTGAATTTTTAGCTCGAGATTCAAGGATTGAAAGGGCTTGTTTAATGATTTTATTTTCGTTCTTGGTCATGGTTTTTCTCCGTTATGCCCTTGCTGAAGTAGCTGGGCTATGTACTAATAATAGGTCAATATGTCCTAACTGTCAAGCAATAAGATTAATTAATTTGAATGGTTTATTTCTTAACAAAAATAAGCTATAAATTAAAGGTGTGAAACAGCTCTAAAACCTTCCCCTAAAAAGCGTTAATTATAGGTTAAGTTGTTGATTATTGGTGATGTGATTCCCCTAAATATATAGGCTAACTCATTGTTTTACCGGTTAAAATTTGCTGACTCATAACCCGAAGGTCGTAAGTTCAAATCTTGCCCCCGCTACCAAATAAGGTAGGGTTTTCATTAGGTTATAACTTAGTGAGAACCCTTTTTTTATTCCCTTAAAGAAATTCCCCTAATAATTCCCCTAAAACTACCTTGTAGGTTCAACGGTATCAGGCCTTACATCGTAGACTTTTAGCATTTTTGGATCGTTATGGCCGGACGCTTTGAGCTTATCGCCAGTGAAATCAGAAACACCTTTACGTTTCAAATCATGCGGCGTGAATGATTCACCAACAAACTTTTTCATGCGCCTTTTCCATGCGGAATAGAACGCGCTTTGAGTGATTGCCATACCGTGTTTGTCATGGATTAATGGGAGGTCTTGAGGGCGTATTGGAGTGATATTAAGAGGAAGTTTTAAACACGCATCAATAACGGCTTGAAGTCTGCCTGACATTGGAATGATTGAATCCTTTGAACCTTTTCCACGTTTAGCGTCAAAGCCATCAGGTGTTAATTGTGACCGCTTTATTGATAGAACTTCATTTTCGCGTAATCTACACAAATACATTAACTCACTAACAATATTCACATGGAAGGGTTTATTGTCCATCATCAAAAATGCATAGTAATCTTTATCCCACACATAATGCTGGCGTGGTGGGGCAGGGTTGCGAGTCACTTTGTCGCATGGGTTCACGCCCGATACTTTGTCTCTCTGATAAGCCCAGCCGAACGCTGACGATATATAGCTTGTTTCTTTATTCCCAGCAATGGGTGCGTTTTCTGTACTTCGTCTATCGAGATATTTTCTAATAATGCCAGGTGTCATTTTCTCAACAAGCAGATCACCAAAAACACCGTTCTTTAATTCTTTGTTTGTGATGATATCGTAATATCGTCGGTAATCTTTTTGGGTGCGTGGTGCTAGAGTTTTGAAGTGAAGGGAGGTATTGAATTCAGTTAATAGCTTATTGAGGGTTAAAGCGGTACCGATGCCGTGAACTTCTTCATATCGTTGCCAAACTTCAGCTTTGGAGGCGTCACCAGAACAAAGCGTTATTTCTTTACCCCAATTTGGTTTGCCGTCCTTGCTTCCTTGGTAGCCAGACAATACATAGCGGTTTTTCTTAAGCGAAACTTTTGCTGGCATCCACTGGTTTTCAGGCTTTCTCTTACGTCCCATCATACGAATTCTACATCGTTATTATCATCATTATTAGTGCCAATTAAGGGCTGATTAAGTGCTTGAATTGTGGTGGTTATTTTCCCAGCTTTGCCAAGATGGTAGTGAATGCCTTGGCGGTCAAGGCATTTTCTGAGTGCAGCCGGACTTTTAAACCCAAAGGTTTCTAAAAGCTCAGACTGTTTGACTAGGTTACTCATTATCAGAATAATTCATCCATTAGTGGAACCAACACATATTTTTTACCGGGAATAAACACTTCAGCCATTTGCTTTCTATTATCCAAACTGACACGAATAGTACTATCAATACCGCCTTTGCCGGTTTTGCTTTCAATTGCGGTGACTACCACGCCATTATTTAAAGGCTGTAGACGATGCCAAGCGGCTTTGCATTTTGGGTCGTGAAATAAGTGACGCTTGTTTGTAGGCGAGAACATAACTTCGCAACCGTCTAGCTTACATTTTTTCTGTAAATCGCTCATTGTGCCGTTGTACCCGTACTAGGTGTATTTTCTGCATCATCGTGATGCGTCATATCAGTGTTGATTTTGTTTTTGCATGCGCTGCATTGAAAACCATAATCAGTCCTGACCATACGAGCCATAGAATCGCACATAAGACAGTAAGGCCTATAGGTTGGATCTTTCTTAAAATTCTCTGCTGCTAAGCTACTCATCTTCTTGACCGCTACCATTACAATGGTGGCAACATCCTTCACCGCCACAAGCATCACATTCGCTATTTTCATCACCGCCACCGCCATGACATTCTGGACAAAATCCGCTACCGTTACATTCTATGCATTCACTCATCATTAATCAGCCTTGTTTGTTTGAGTCATATTATTACCTGTTATTTGTGGTGTTTAATAACCAAGTAACACAGAAAAAATATATTCGATAAAAAATACATTGCCCAGCCTACAGTCTCGTAATCACTCATGTATTATTTCTTCTGGTACGTCCATCCATTCGCCCCAATCAAGAGCTTGAGCATTGTACGCATGGTCATATGCACCAAGGTTATGCCGGTTCGCTGGCATTTTAGTTTTTGTTCGATATTGCAATGTACGCTCTTTTTTAACGTGAGAAGGAAGCTGCCCTTTAATTACATGTTCGCAACAATTACCGTTTATCTCTGTTGCATAGTATTGAGTTGTTTTCCACCTTAATTCAAACATGGTTGTTCTCCTTATTTATTTTAGTCATATCATGACCGCGATCTTCATTACACTTTTTACATGCCAATTTAATGTTGTTGTAATTTTCTAGGCCACCACGAACAAGCGGCACAATGTGTTCAATGGTTGCATACAGTGGATCAGTCTTATCATCTAAATGCATAGGCTTATCACACCAACAGCAATTAGGCTGCTTCATTAATCGTTTTGTTTTCCACTTAAACCGGTTTTGTTTTCGCTTGGCCTTGTCTTTTGTTAATGCCGGTTGAGTCAATGCCATTTGAATTGCCTGATTCGGAGTAACGTGCTTTACGCCTTTTTTGGTTTGGCCAACATACGCAGTTCTATTCTTTGAATTCGGGTAATAATTTACTAACAACAAACCGCCTTGAATTTGAATGTGGTGATTATTTAGAACCCGAATAGATAGATTGTGCTTTGCGGCTTCACGCTCCATTTGTTCGATTTCAATGCTTTTTCTGTTCGACATTGCTCACCTTATTCATTTTCTTGTGTTCCATGCTTTTTTAGCTTTATCCCATGCCCATGTTTGGGCGGGTGGTAAGTGATTAGATTTACAATAGTTCATCATCCAAACCCATTTTGTATCACTCACTATTATTTACCTCTAATCATTAAATTTAGAAATATCATTAGCTAATTTTTTAGCCCAAGCAATTTTATCGACAGGTTCTTGAGTTTCATTTTCTACTTGCTCGGCCACTTTCTTGGCTAGTTCAATTGTTTTTTTATCTGACTCACAACAAGGAAAAGCGTGAATAATCCCTTCATGCTTATGGCAAGGGCAATTACATTGACTTCGTTTAATCATCATTATTTACCTTATTGTTTAGGGCTAGCGCATCCAATAAAGCCATTGTATCGGGGTTTCTGTTTACAAAGTTCCCGCATTCTTTATCGTGGATATATTCATGCAAATTAAAAGACATTAATTTTGACGCTGCTTTGTGAATGTTCTCAAGCCTCTCTACCTTCTCATTTGCTTCTTTTAGTTGTGCTTTTAGTTTCTCTATCTCGCCATTCCTGCGTTTAACTAATGCGACTAATTCCCTGTTCTTAGCTTGTGCACCACGCTCAGAAGCTTGGAGTTGCTCGATTTCATCGTAAGCTTGTTGAGCAACCTTTGTTATTTCTACCGTAAAACAACCGTCACGGCCTAGCGTATCTTCTCCATGTATTTCAATGTCATTAGACTCAATATCTTCACTGTCTTGATTGGCTAATTCCGTTAGAAACCATTTAACATTTTCTAATTTCTTATTCATCATTATTTACCTTTATTGTTTAGGGCTTCATCTTCTCGCTTTAATATCTTTATTGCTTCACTTCGTTGATATAAATTACCTTTTAATTCTGTAAGTGCTGTTAAGGCTTTGCTGATGACTTCCTCTGCTTCTTTTAGCTGGGCTTGGAGTTGTTCATTCTTCTCATGGCTCAACAATAAACGATCCTTCAATGCTTTCATTCTTAGGTATTCACTCACTTTCTCACCTCCATTAAACCGATGAATATTAAAACTAAGCCCACTATAATTTAGGAGTTATTTGAAAGGTTTTGTATGCATTAAATCCTTTGAGGATGCAAACCAAGTACTCCCGCTATTAGTTTCTCCTTCAATCTCATAGGGGTAAGCTGTTTTATTTTTATATACACGCACAATCACAACTTTTTCACCTTTTCTTCCAAGTAAAAAGGCAGGGTGGTCGCCACTAGCAGGATCAATTATGTCATGCGCTAAATACACGGAATCGCCTTGTTTAAATATATTCATCTCAATCAACCTTTATAAATTCATAGCCGATGATGTCATTTTGTTAATATCTTAGCCTGACCTTTCTTAAACCCAGCCAACCATTTTTGACGCGGCTTAGGATAGGGCGTTGCTATTGTCATCATTGATTCGCGTAGGTTTGGCAGAAACAATTTTGCTGCATCTTCTGCGCTGATGTTTCTTGATAATCCAGAAAAACCTTGTGAAGCATAATATGCAACTGCAGCGTGCTTACCTTCTTCAAAATGATTTATTTCTTGTTTAGTTGTCATATTGGTAAAGCCTTTAAGAATCCACAGCTAGCCATTATTAGAGGTATAGCGTGTGCTATTAATAGTTTAATTGTTAGCATTATAATTTCTCACCCATCATCTAAGATCCTGTTGCGCTTCTACCCATGCACGATTGATTTCATTAAATTTCTCACTGGTACCACCTTGATCGGGGTGTGCTTTAAATCTTGTCATTCTAAAAACATGCTCTGCTTCCTGTAAATCATCACCATAATAATCAAGTACATCGCGCCATGAACGTGCAACAACGTGATCGGGTGAGGGCAGGGAAGTGAAACCTGTAAATGTTCTATCTAAAATCTCACCACCACCCCAACGTTTAATGCCGCGCATTGCTTCAATGGTTTTGCCGATTGCATAAATGTTGTCTGAAATTTTATTGTATTTATCAAGCGCAATTACACGCTGTTCACCTGCATGCTCCCACCAAACTGCAACACCTTTATCCAGTGGTTGTTTTTGGCTTGAGTAGGGAAGACCATCATTTCTCAAACGTAAGTTGGTTGAGATGATTATGTTTCGCTTGATAACCCCCATTCTTCGAAGCTCTTCAAGCAGAAAATGTGTTGCTGCATCAATTGTATAAACGCCAAAACTACTAGACGTTTGAATTCGAGTTCGCTTCCAACCGTCTGGCCACGTTAAGGGTGATGCTGTTATGTGTTCACTCATTCTCATTTTCCCATTCATTTAAAATAGTTTGCAGCTCTATTGCGCCTTCCTTGTCCATGTAATTGCCACCGCCCTGCATATCAATAAATGAATTTTTCTTCATCCATTTATTCGGCTCAACTTCTGTCCAACCAAATGCCACTAAATCTAATTCGCTCATGATGCTTTCTCAATTACTGTTTCAGCTTTAATTGGTGCCAAAGGTTCGCGAATAGGTATCACGCCACTGATACATTCAGTCATATATCTATCTAAGCTGTTTTTACTATATGAGAAAGAACCGTTGTGATGGCAATAAGCATCAATCACTAAATCTTTGTAAATTATCCAGCACAAGCCTTCAGTTGGTTCTTTTAGAAATTCATCGAGATCAATCCAGTTGCCATACGTAGCTAATAATTCTTTTGTCTTATAATGATTAAGCGATTCATCCCTAAGCTTGATTTTTAATTCATGTATTAAATAATCACGATCTTCAACTACCTTTTGACTCGATTCCCGATAAGCCGAAAATGTTTTACTTATATCGTTGCAGTTCGCTAAAACATCCTTATGTTGTAAACGCCAGCGTTCGGCTTCAAGTTTGTGCTCACAAGCTTCATTGCAAATATCTATTACAATTTGATCAAACTGATTTGCATTCTCAGTGAGGCGCTTGCGGTATTTTTCTGGTACTTCGTTCATTACTGTTCGCCTGTTAGTAGTTCAGTATTTTCGTAGATGTTGCCGATAACAGTACAGCCACTCAAATACTTCATTAATTCTTCTTCTGTATCCGGTGGGTATTGAGATAATAAATATCCTAAATCGCAGCATTCAGGATCGTCTTTATCAAACCATTCATTTGCTCTGCTTGAAAAAGCTATCTCTAAATCATCGCGCGATTTATACCCAATTAAATCCCAAGAAAGAGGGCTTTGATATTCGCCGCAATTATTTTTCTTATCCACATAAAACATGCCATTACCGCATTCAACAGCAAAGATTTCAGTTTTAATTTCAGGCTCTAGTGGCTCAGTATATTGGCCGCTAGGGTGAGGTATATTTTCACCGTAGTGTGTTTGGGAATTTCGGTAAGGGGTACGCATTTCAATAATATCCCCCTCGTAAATCTCATTACCGTTTACATCATTTAAGCCGGTGTATTGAAGCGGAATCATTGAGTGGAGTATCACGGATAGCTTGGTATTATCACCACTAACATTTATAAACTGACCTATAGGCAATAAAGTTAATTGATCTGATGCCATTGTTTCTGCTGAAAACATTTCTTTACGGTTTTCATGCCAAGCTCTAAATTTAATTTGTCGCATGTTCTTTATCCTTTATTTTACAAACATCAACCCAAGTATATTGATCACCTTCAATTTCAATTATTTCCAGAAATTCACCTTGCCATTCCATTTGGTAGCCTATGCACCATTTTTTAGGGCAGGGGTCACGCTGTAGAACTTTGATCGTCACTTTCTTCTTCCATTAAACCAATCACTTTAATACCTTCCATGATTGCTTTTATGACCTGTTGATTTTCTTCAATAAATTTATTAGTTGCTTGCATTGCATCTCTTGCTTGCATTGCAAAGTCATAGCCAGCGCCAAGGTCGATGCTGTCACCAACTTTCATGGCAGGCATTTTGTTGTAATAAAGATTCATGAATTTTTCAATTTCATGTTTACTAACTTTGCAAATGAATTCATCCCGATCAATTTCACCTATTACTTCCATACATCACCTCCAAAAAAAGATTGTTTGATTATTTTTCTACACGCATCATGTGCCTGTGCTTCTAAGTACTCAGCCTTTGTTGGCGCATGACAACCAATTGAACATTGAACTTTACAATTACGATGCCAACTAAAGCTCATTACCACCCGTACCTCGCTGCATGCATACTATAAAGATGGCGTGACGCATGCTCACTCCGAGTCATGATTTCTAAGTTATTAAGATTATTATTTTGTTTGTTTTCATCTTTATGATGCACGATCTCATCCTTAGAAAGAGATCGACCAATATGTTTTTCCATAATAAACCTGTGCTCTAACATTTCACCGTTAGGAGTCCAGATAACTATATACCCATCAAGTCTAATTCTGCGTCCACCATTCCATGCTGGGTTATTAGAGCCACAATTCACACCGGGACGCTTTACCGCCTTCCTTCTTTTTATACCCTCACGCACAAGTGCTTTTGTTAATGTAGGCGAACTAACTTTATATGCCGCTGCCAGTTCTGCAATTGTTTCGCCGTCTTTATATCGTTCTGCGATTTCAGAATCTGGTAAGGTTATTACTCGTTCTAGATTATGTTGTGATATGTCATATCGCATAGCAGACTCCTTCAAGCAGGCCGTTAACCATTTCAGAATTAAATAATATTGGTTTTGCTTTCATTATATTACTCAGTGCATGAATAGGATTTTGGGCAACAGCTATGGCCTTTGCACTTCTCTGGCGAAGAACAAAAAGACGGTGTGTAAAAATCACCATAGTGTTCAGTTTTATTCAGTTTCTTAACTATTC